GTGCTGGCGGTGGGCTGCTGGCTGCTGTGAGGTCTGGCAGGGTGTGCAGGCTGTGCAGCTTGTGGGCTGCGGGGTCATCGGTGCGGCGCTGGCGGTGCTGTTGGTGTCGGTCTGCTGCTGGCTGGCGGTGCGGGTGGGCGGGGTGATCTGCTGCGGCGGCGGGGTGCTGGTGGGGTCATCGACCGGGCCGGGCCGTCACTGATCCGCACCGATCCGGCAGGCGATCCGGTGCAGCGGGCAGGCAGCAGGGCCAGCGGCGGGAAGATGGGCAAAAGAAAAAGGCCAGGGCAGACGGCGCGGCGTGCGCTGCTGCTCTGGCCTTTGGTCTGCACTGGCGGCAATGGTTCCGGCGGGGTGCGTCCCGGTGCAGGAGGTTGGCGCTATACCCGGGTATTCTGCCCACTTTACCCGGGGCGGCCGGGCTGCACCTGATCCGCTGCACCGGTTCCGGCTGCAACGGTTCCGGCTGGTGGTGCTCCATCCGGGCCGTTTTTGGCCGTTTGCCGGAGGGGTCAGATTCTCCACTTTACCGGGTAGTGCTCTAGGTGTAGGGCTTTAACCTAGCAGGCTAGAACTCTCCCCAGTAACCCCCTATAGTCCCCCTTCTTCCCCGGATTCCACCGGGTCGATCTCTAGCGGCTGCCCTTCCCGCTCCATTCTGGCATATACCGCCGCCAAAATATACCCTTGCAGGCTTTCCCCATTTTCTTTTGCCGCGGCGCGGATTGCTGCGCCTTTTGCTTTTATGGGCCAAACGGTTATGCGGTCGCATTTTGCGTTGTATTTGTCGTTATTTCGTCTTTTTGTTTCCGAAACTGGCATATTATTACCCCTTGCTTATTTTTATAAATATAATATAGCACAGTTCCGCCGACACCGCAACGTGCAATTTTCACAGCACCGCACCGTGTTTTTTGTGCAGACCGCCGAAAACACCGCAACGTGCTTGACAGGTGGCACGTTGCGGTGCTACAATGCAGCCACAGCGAACGACACCGCAACGTGTCAAGCTGGTAACATAGCCGCCCCGGTCTTGGGCAGGAAGTGAGGTGAACAACATGAGCATTGAATTTTTCAAACTCCCCGCCGCTTTGAAAAAAGCGATCTGGGCCGCCTACCTGGCAGAGTGGAAAAAGAAGCAGGCAGCAAAAAAGCCCGCCACCCACTAAAGCAGGTGACAGGCTTGCAAGATGAATTTTCCACAACGCATCTTGTAAGCCAGTTTACCACCGAAAGGCGGTAAAGTCAAGCGGATGCCCTGGCAGGGTCGCACCGCTCAAACAAAGCGGCCCCGCCCCATAACCCCGGCAGCCCGCCGGGGCAAACCTGAAAAGCAAAGGAGCAAAGAACATGAAACTTTTGAACACTGCAAAGAAGATCACCACCGCCGCCGCACTGGCGGCCGCACTGCTGGCAGGCACCGCACCGAAGGCCGCGGCACAATGCCCCTACACCGTCGGCCCCCTGGGCCGCTACATCGCCCCGGCCATTGTGCAGGGCATGACCGCCACCGATGACGGCGCGGTTGAAGTCTGGTGCACCGACGCGCTGGACGGTGACGACTGGTATTTTGTGGTGGACGCTGAAACCGATCTGCGAATTTATGACCGCGTTGACCTGGTGGTTGACGCGAACGGCACCCCGGAAGATTTCAGCGATGACAAAGTGATTGACGCGCTTTACTGCCACGGCTGCACCGAAGATTGAAAGGAGCCTGCACCATGATGACACTTGAACAGATCCGCGAACGGAACCGCAAGGAGAACGCCGCAGCCCGCCGCCTTCAGGCCGCCGGGTATCGTCTGGAAGGGTGGGACCCCCGCACCGGGCAGCGGATCGCCGCACGAATCACCGGCGAGAACACCAACGCAGAGCGCCGCACGTTCTACAGCTTTCCCACCTGGCAGGATGCCGCGGCCGCGCTTCTGGGCTGAATGCCCACCGGATGCCCTGGCAGAGCCGCACCGGACAAAGCGGCCCCGCCCCACTACCCCGGCAGCCGCCGGGAGATCATCCCGAACAGCAAACACAACGAACAAAGGAGAACGAACCATGAAAGGCATGACCAACAATCAGATCATCATGAACGAAGCCGCGAAGCTAGACCCCGCCACCCTGCACGCCATCGCCACCGCGCACCACACCCCGGAGCAGATCGCCGCAATGGCTGCAAACGCAGTCACCACCGACGAGAACGGCGACGAACAGCCCGCCACCATCGCAGACGTTGAAATCATCCTTGCAGCGGCAGAGCTGCACACCTTCGATTACTGGAAGAAGGAAGGCAAGAGTGTCAAGAAGGGCGAAACGCATTTGATTGAATGCTATCTGTGGAAGTATACCACCCGCCCCAGCAAGGCCCAGCGGGAAGCCGCTGAAGCCGAAGGCAAGGAAGCAGCCCCCGCGCCGCATTTCTACCCCACGAAATCGCACCTGTTCAGCTGCTTGCAGGTACACGACGCAAAGCAGGCCCCCGCCGGCCGCTTCGGATCTGTCGCCGCCATCATGGAGTATAACAAAAAGCTGGCCGCAGAACGCAAGGCCGCAAAGGCAGCAGCAGAGCAGACCGCCAGCACCCCGGCCCCCATCATCACCGAAGAGCACCACGAATTGCCGGAGCTGGTGCACGTCGATCCGCTGCCCACGAAAAAGGCCAGCAAGCCCGCCACCACGAAAAAGCCCGCCCCGGATGTGCTCCGCAAGGCAGAGCGGGAAGCAAAGGCCGCTTTCCTGGCTGTCCCCGAAACCGACCGCAAGGGTCAGGCCGCCGCGCTGGATGCTTGGCGCAAGACCCGGAAGGCCGTAGAGGACGCAAAGCAGGCCCCCGCCGCCGTAGCCGCGCCGGATGAAGCACCCGTGAAACAGCTGGACTTTGAAAGCATCGCCGCCGGGCTGCTGGCATGACCCATCACCACGAAACCGGATATTTTGGCAGGGCTGCACCGGGCAAAGCAACCCCGCCCCACTACCCCGGCAGCGCACCGGGCACAAAAAACAGAACGAAAACGAAAAGGAGTTTTTGCAATATGAAAAGAGCAACCAGCACCCCCGCCGGGCTGAACGTGAAGAAGATCACCGCCTATCTGAAAGGGCAGGCAAAAAGCCGCAACGCCGTGCGGATCACCTGCCAGGGCGGCAGCGTGTACATCTTCACCGGCTATGCAGCGTTCAAGCTGCCCGCCGTTCTTTACCCGGAAGTGATCCAGCCTGTCACCATGCAGGCAGCCCCCGCCGATGGTGTGACCATCGTTTCCAGCGATGACGGGTTTGTGGTCAACGATCCGCACCAGCTGACCGCCGCGCAGATGTTCCAGAAGTTCAGCAACTGCAAAGAAGAGGTCAAGCGCACTTCTCTTTTGCAGGAAGTCGAGATGAAGGGCAAGATCTGGGGCACGTTCCGAATGTTCCGCGATGGATCCCGGCCCATCATGATAAATTCGGAGTATGACGCTTTTGTGGATCATCACGAATTTGTTTACCACGGCAGCAACGACCCGCTTGCGCCCATCCTGGCAACTGACACCTCAGACCCGAAACGCGCCGCCGTGGCCGTGCTCATTGCCCCGATGAAGGCGAACGACGAAATACAGCAGGTATGCAACCGCCTGTTTGCATGACCTGCACCGGATGCCCTGGCAGGGTCCGCACCGGATAAAGCGGCCCCGCCCCACCGCCCAGCATTCCGCCGGGCATATCACGAAACACGAAAAGAGGTTTACACGATGACCACCCCAAACGATTCCCTGGACTTCTACCCCACGCCGGACAGTCTGGCCTTTGATATGGTTTTCTCCCTGCGGGAAGTAAAATCCGGGTTCACCACCTACCCGAAACCCATCCTTGAACCGTCCGCCGGTGATGGAGCGCTTGCGCGTCAGGTCCACGCTCTGGCGTTCAACGTCCACCACGACTATAAGACCGGCGAGGTTGACCAATACGACAAGGGAAAGGCACGAAACGCGGAGCTTGACTGCATCGAGCTTTCCAGCGACTTCCGCGCCGTGCTGAAGAAAGACGGTTTTCGGGTGGTGCATGATAACTTCTTGACCTTCCGCCCCACCACGAAATACGCCGCAATCGTCATGAATCCGCCTTTCTCCGCTGGTGCCGCGCACCTACTCAAAGCGCTGGATGTCATGCAGGACGGCGGCAAGGTGCGCTGTCTGCTCAACGCCGAAACCCTGCGCAACCCCTGCACCAACGAACGGAAAGAGCTGGCCGCACGGCTGGAAGCGCTGCACGCAACAGTGAAGTATTACCCGGACGCTTTCAAGAACGCCCGCCGCGCCGCCCGCGTGGAGGTAGCGCTTGTGTCGGTGGACATTCCAGAGCGGGAGCCGGTGAGCCGGATCCGGCTGGATCTGAAAAACGAAACCGCAGAGCGCTTGAAGGAAAACCCGGAGTTTGCCGCCCTGGTATCTTCCGACCCCATCACGGCAGCCATTGAGCGGTACAACGCTGCCGCAGAGGGTGTGCGCCGGATCTATGAAGAGTACAACGGAATCAAGTCGTTGTTTTCCTCCGCCGGCGCTGGTAAGAAAGAAAACCCCGTGATGGCTTTCACGAAATCTTATAACGACGCTATCCGGGAACTGCGCGGGATGTACTGGAAGCAGCTGTTTGAAATGCCGCAGCTGTTCGATGCGATGACCTACGAAATGCAGCAGGATTACCAGAAGCGAATCAAAGAGCTTGAAGGCTACGACTTCAGCGCGTACAACATTCTGACCGTCCGGGAAGAAATTTCACGAAATCTTCTTTCCAGCATCGACCACGAAATTATAAAGCTGTTCGACGACTGGACGAACCTGCATTATAACGACGAGTACAGCAAGAACGTGCATTATTACAACGGCTGGTGCACGAACTCCGCGTACAAGATCAACCGCAAGGTCATTTTCCGCTGCAACGCCTTTGATACATACGATGGGCGTTTCTGCCCCCGGTACAACGCAACAGGCCATGTTGCCCAGATCGAGCGGGTGCTGCACTTCCTGGACACGAACGGCAAGCCCTACAATGGGGACGAACTCCGCGCCGTGCTGGATGCCGCCGAAAAGAGCGGCCAGACCCAGAAGATCCAGCTGCACTATTTCACCGCCACGTTTTACAAGAAAGGCACCTGCCACATCGAGTTTACGAACACGGACGTTTTGAAGTCCTTCAACCTCTACGCCGGACAGCGTAAAGGCTGGCTGCCTCCCACCTACGGCAAAAAGAGCTATCACGATATGGCCGCCGCAGACCGCCGGGTGGTTGACAGCTACGAGGGAGAGGCCAGCTACACCGACACCCTCACCCGGCACCTGATCCCCACGCAAAGCACGTTCTTACAACTTAACGCCTGACACGAAACCCGCTAGGCCGACAGCCTCACCGCTGCCGCTGGTGCAAGCCCAGCCGCCCCAGACCGGGGCGGGCGCTCATGGGTAACAGCCCATCCGGTACCCCGCCGGGAGCATCCACACGAAATACAGAACGAAAAGGAGCAACAACCATGAAGAACCAGAACACCACCCAGATCGCCTACATCGTCACCGCCGACTACTACACCAACGGCAAGCCCACCACCTGCAAGATCACCGTGCAGCCGGTCAACTTTGACCCCGCCCGCCTGATCGACTGGTCCGACCGGATCAGCAAGACCCACATCCGCGAAGTCGAGAACTTCACCACGCCGGAGGAAGCCGCAAAGCGGATGACGGAGATCATCGAAGCCGCCGCAGAGCGCGCTGCCCAGATCCAGCGCCCGGAATCGGTGACAGAACGTCACCACTTGACCGTGCCCCGCCTCGCCGATCTGGCAGCCCTGCCCACTGTCCACGCCTGATGCAGGCCCGGAAGCCCTGGCAGGGTGCGCACCGGATAAAGCGGCCCTACCTCACCGGCACCCGGCACCATGCCGGGAGCACATCACGAAACACGAAAGGAGTTTTCTACATGACACGTTATCAGATCGTTTACAACAAGTCCGGCTACCCGCTCACCACATGGAGCAACAACCCGGACCAAGCGCACGAACTCGCGGAGAAGTTCCGCAAGGTTGGCTACTCCGTGGACGTTTGGGAGCACACCGACAAGGGCGCACACAAGACCAGCCTCTAACCCCGCCCCATCTTCCCGACATTTACGCCGGGAACATCACGAAACAGAAAGGAGGTGTTTTCATGGTTCGATGTTGGATATACTCCGCTGGGCCGGATCAATGCCAATGCTACAACGTGGATGACGAAAACTTGGCCGATCTGGCAGCACAGGCGCAATTCCTAGAGGACTTCCGTGCCCAGCGTGCAGCAAACCCGGCACTGTACCGGCAGCTGCTTAATATGCTGGTTCCCGCCGCCGATGCCATTCCCATGCGCAACTATACCGGCCTGCCGTTCTGACAGCCAGCCCCGGCAGCCCGCCGGGGTTATTCTTGCATCCCGTCACGAAATCTTGTTCTAATTTATTGCTTTTATTTGCGTTTTGCTCTATCATGACAGTAACGAAACACGAAAAGGAGGTTTCCCGTTATGACTATGATTCCCGCCTTCGGCCCCTGGACAGAGCATCCCGCAGACACTGACGAAGAAAAGCGCCTTGCCAGCGCCCAGCAGAGCAAGACCAGCCCGCTTTCCGTGGACAAGGAACACGAAACCGGGGTTTTCTATGGATCCGGCAAAGAGCCGTATCAGGCCAGCCTTGCAAGCTGCACCTGCAACGATTTTGTAAAGCGCAAAAAGCCCTGCAAGCACATTTTCCGGCTGGCTATGGAGCTTGGTATCATTGATGCGGCCTATAAGACGGGCCGCAGCACCGGCGAACGAAACGAGGCGCAGATCAGCTTTGCGGACAGTGTTGCTCTGGTGGAGCAGCTTTCCGACGCGGCACAGAACGCAATCAAAGATATGCTGTATTATACCAGTGAACGCATTGAGACCCGCCAGAAGCCCGTAACCTGCCACGATCTGGATCTCGTGCCGGAGCTGCGCACGTCGCCCCTGCTGCACGAAAATCCGTACCCGCTGGAAGAAGTGCTGAACGATCTGCCAAAGCCCCTTGTTGTGCAGCTGCTGGATCTGGTGCACCGGGAAGGCAAGCCGAAACGAAATGCAGCCAAAACCGTAATGGCTGCATGGCTGGCGCAGAACGCACCCATGCTGGCAAAAGAGATGCCGCCTTGTGCATCCTTCTCTTTCGTGGAGGTGTTCGACAAAGCCCAGCGTGACGTTTACAAGTACCTGCACCGCAAGTACGACACGGAAACGGACTGGTACACCGGCGCAGAGCATCCCGCCGGGGCTGTTCCTGCGGCAGACGGTTCTACTTACTACTTCCCAGAGGACAGAGTTACCGATGCCCTCACGAAACGCGGTTTCAATCGCTGCCTGAATGGGTATATTCCGGAGTAAAGAATCTTACTTCACGAAATCTTACTTTTTGACCACGAAATTTGCAATTTATCTGCAAAAATCCGGTCTTAGCCACGAAAAGCAGCTTTTTAACCACGAAATTCAACTTTCCAGCTTCAAAAAGTTCAATTCAATCACGAAAACCCGCTTTTTTGATACATTTTCTCTCACGAAATGAGGTTTTGCATGGAATACGAAGAATTTTTCGCGCCGTGGCGTTTGGTCGCCGCTTTTGCGGACGGCTCCCGCCTGCTGTTCGATGGTCTGACGGAAGAACAAGCCAGAGAAGCAATGGAAGCCGCCCAGGAAGAGCACGGCGACATTGGTTATTGGAACCGGGTCACGGATCAGAACTACGAGGATGGCAGGTATTACAAGACCGTCCCGCCACCGCCCTGCATCAACATCGTGGACTACGACGGCTACACCGGTCCGCTGGACGAAAACGGTCTGCCGGTAGGTCTGGCTGAACAGATCGCCCAGGCAAGCGCAGAGGAAGGCCGGGATCCCAACGAGGCGCAGATCATCATCAAGCGCAACGCTCCGCCGGATGACCCGCCGCACGAAAAGTAAATCACGAAATCCAAAAAGCCCGCCGGGTCGATGACCTGACGGGCTTAAAGTGTTGAAAGGACTTTGTATGCAGAACAGACAGCAGGTTAGAATAAGTACCAAAAATCTTGCTGGAGGTAAAATTGAATATACCGTTCAAGCCAGCAAAGATTCCGCGCTTCGTGTTATATCCTCGGAAAAATTGTCTATGGAATCACTTGGCTACATCGTGCAGCAGCATTTGCGAAAGAATCACCGTGGACGATTTCCGAAACGTATGAATGAAACCATCGAGATTCCATCATTCCGTTTCATCGAATGACCGCATAACAGCGTCCATTGTCGCTTCTGCCATTTCTTTGTTTTTGAATCGAATAACATCCGACCCCAGTGCAAACATAGACACGTTCCCGTTTTCGTCTTTCAGAACTACCGGGCAGGAATCCCATTTTCGGCGTTCCTCTTTGCTCAATTTCCTGGCTGCTCTTTCTTTGATGGTTTTCTCGATGCGCTTTTTCAATTCAATTTTGATTCCCATTTTTCAAGACCTCCGAAATCCTCAGCACATCTTTTGCGAAACGCAGCGTTTTCGTAAGATCTTCTGCGTTTTTGAAACGGACTACGTTTCCTGCGTTTGAAATCAGTTCAACGCCACCATCCGGTGCCATCCTCACGAACCGGCACAGTTCGCCCTCTTCCCGTGCGGTCCGCCGCTCTTTGGTTTCTTCGATAAAGCAGGTTCTGAGCGCGTTCTCTGCGTCACAGTATACGCTCCTGTCACTCCGCACCAGCCTATACATCCTTCCGGGCAGCACCCGAACCTTGTTTTTATGCTTCTTTCCCATAACTTTGTCCTCCTTTGCACGAAACCCGGTAGGCCAACTGCCCGCCGGGTTATTTCTATGCCTGTTTTCAGATTTTTGGGGTAGTCGTGTTTGTTTTTCTACGACCATCGGACACGATTTTGCGGAAGCGCCTGCACATGAAGTTCCGCAGGCAGCCTTGCCTATAAGAGAACGTCACCCTCCGCCCAGGCATCCGCTCGGCGCTGTTCCTCGCGCGTGTTTAACGCACGCGATAATAAAGCGGCGCACTCCGGGAGCCGTTCCAGGTTCCTTCCCAGCTGTGCAAGAGCGACGTTTCGCAGGTACTTCAAGTGCTGCACACTGTATGGAACTTTCTGCTTCACTTCATGCCATTTTTTGTGGCTGATGTAGAACTCGGTCAAAATCATATTGTGGCCACTGTCCATCCGGTTCATTTGTCCTCGGATAATGTTCTGATCTTCCAGCAACACAGCCCGCTGCCGTTCCAGCTGACGCAGTTGGTCTCCAATGCCCAGTTCATCCATCCGGCAGGCCATCGCCGCCGTGCTGTCCCCAGGCGTTCCACCACGGGGCATTCCATCGGTGCCCATTCCCCGCATAGGGTCCACTTCATCGCTCAGTGCGGTACACTGACGGCGGATGATCTCTATCCGCTGCGGGATGTCCGCATAATATTTCAAGATTGCCTCCGCCTCGTGTACTTTCACTGCTCAGTCCTCCCAAAAAATCAAAAATCTTTCTTGAAAAGGGGTTCTCCGAAAACGGGTTCTTCACCCTTGACGCGCTCCACCATGGCACCCACGCCGTAAATGTCCTCAATGACCCGGCGCAGACGATCATAGGCAACTTCTTCTCCGCCATCGTCCACCCAGCCGAGGAACTGCTGGTAATTTTTCTTGATTTCTTCCTTCACGGTCTCAATTTGTTCAGGGGTATATTCCATTTCTTCCAGTGATTCCGCAAAGAAACGAACGATCATCTTTGCAGCGTCCCGGCGTTCAGCCAGAACACGCAGCTTTTTTTCAGAGCCTACCAGACCACCCGCCGGGAGCCAAAATTCTTCCGGCATCAGGTGGGCAGTGCGTGCTTCCAGCCGCTTGAGGGCTTCCGGTGCACCGTACTTGTCGTGATCCATGATATACCTGGATGCAGCATTGTTCATCTTCAAGGTCAGGAGCGTAGATTCTTTCTCTCCCCAGTCCCAGAGATCATGTGCCGCGGCAACTGCGCAGTACGAAACGACCTGCCCGATTGCCTCACGGTTCAGCGTCGTGCGGTGCTTCGACTTGCCGATGTTGATTTGCTGATTCACTGCATTCTGGATGCTCTGCCGGTAGAATGCTGGCATCCTTGCCCTGCTTTTTCCCATGATGAATCCTTTCCCGCCTGTTCGGCCAGGCGCTTCCACTTTCTGATTTCTTCCGCCGTATCTGGCGTGATATGCTCAATAAACCGCCAGTGCTGCGGTTCTGCCACAAGATCGATAAACATACGGCGGCGGTGGATGTAATCACGCTGCTGCCGCCGGGTGAATTTGCTTTTCACTTCCACCACCTCAACCGTGCCATCAGCATAGGTCAGCACAAAATCCGGGGTATAGTGCGCCGCCGGGAGCTTCACATTGCCGTATTCTTTTTCCGGCAGCATAGTAAACCTGCGGTGCAGCTCTACCTTCACGACCTCGCCACTCTGGACTTTGGGCAGAACAGTTCCCATGTAGTAGTCATACTCGCCCCGGCTGTCAAACTCGTGTCCGGTCGATCTGGCGGCATTCACAGCGGCTTCCAACGATGCAGGTGCAGCTTTGCCCCCGCACCTTCTCTGTGCAAGCTGCTTTTCCGCCTGTGCCCGGTAGCGTGGCGGCAGGTCAGAAAGTTCCAATCTCATGCTCATGGCTGGTTCCTCCTGTTCTTCCGCCGTGTGTCCGGCTTCTTTTTCAGTTTCACGATCAGGTGCTTGGTGTTATTGCCGGTGATATGCTGCTCACACTCACGCAGGGTATAACCGGGGTATTTTTTCTCCCAATATTCACGATCATCCGGCAAAGCAAACGCTTCGTCAAAGCGCTTGCGGCTCCATCTGGTGTCGTTCGGGCGCGGAGTTTTCGGCTTTTTCAGTCCTTGGCTCTGCCGCCAGCGGCGGATGCGGGCGCGGGCTTTCGTCATGTAGGTCGTCAAGCGTTCAAAGCTGGAACAGGTCAGATCGATAGGTTCAACTTTCACAAGCCCCATCGGCCGCCCGGTGCTGTCCCGCCACAAGTCCTTGATCTCCTGCCATGTCAGATTGCCTTGCAGGATCGCATGATGGTGGTGTCTGCCGGTAACTTTCCCGTCCTCGTCCACCACGCTGTACTCTGCAACCTGCATCCACTTGGATGCTTCTCGACCCATCTTTTTGCAGAAGCGCTTCAAGCGGCGGGTAAAATTCGTCCAGTCCCGGTCTACTTGGTTAAAATCTCCGGGTGCTGGCTGGTGGTCGTGGTCGTATGTAAACGTGACTGCCCAGTCGCTTTCCCCGAAATTCGTATAGGCCAGCTGGCAGAAATACCGCCTTGCTATCATGTCGTTATACTTCTGCTGCGCAATGGAGGTTGCCAGCTCTCTTTTGCGGCGAGCGGATGCGGTATGCTCTTTGTCCGTTGTTTCAAAGAGATCCACTTCTGCATAATCGGACGTTCCAAGAATGTGTCTCTGCTCCCGAATGTACCATGCCCGCACCGTTCACTTCCTCCTTCCGCAAAGTTCTACTGGGATTTTCTTTTCTGTGGACCAAACACACACGGCTTCGCAGGACAAGGGGGACACAACGCCGGGCAGGTCTTTCTAAGTTTCCCATTCCGTCAAGCCATACAGACCCGCCCTCGTTTTCTCCCCCTTGACCCCCGCTTTCCCCGGCTTGTGTTCTTCTGTGGTCGCTAGATTAAGTTACACATACAAGCCCCTTGCCGCCTCGTCAGGGCGGCAATTTAACGACGGGCTTGCTTAATTCTTGATTAGATCTTGATTAGTTTACTTCGTAGTCGCCGATGCTGTTTTCTTCCGTTCTGACTTCCCAGCACTCGCAGGTGTCCTCCGGGTCAGTGAAGTCGGCACGGTTCGGAGAATTGCCGTTGAAGCATACCCAGGTGTAGCCCTCATGCCAGCGGCAGGTGCAGCAGGTTCTTTCAGGTTCCATCATCCTGTGTTCCTTTCGTCACGGTTCTAGCAGTGTGTGGCAAATCGGACAGGCGTGCGGTTCCCAATCTGTCCTGTACCCGCATACCGGGCACTCATACCAGCCGTATGGAAACACACCGGTAGCGTCATAGAATTCACGCTGCCATTTAAGTGGTTTCGGCAGTGGGGTGCCGGTCGCTTTCGCAAATTGGGCGGCCCGCATAGCAGTTGCAATGGCATCCCTTGCAGGTTTCAAAGAATCGCGTTCTTCCTTTTTCTGGGAGTTATCTGTCTTACCCTCCATGTCGGCCACCTTCATAAAAACGATCCATCGTTTCATCGAGCGCCGGAAGAGGCAAATCTTCCGGCTTTACGCCCGCATTTTTCATCCTTGCCCCGCACTCGCCGCAGTATTTAACGGCCACACAGTTGATGAAATGGCATTTCTTGCAGCGGAAATGCTCACAGGTGCACCGTCCTGGATTCAGCTCCCATTCTGATTCCAGCGGCGGTACATCTGGAAGGAAGATTTTTGCCGTTTTCCTGCCCGGCTCTGCAACCGTCACCCGTGTTATCTTCTTGATATTTGCTCTGGATATGAGGATTTCCAGCGTTCCATCATTGTCCAGATTGAATAATGCAGCACTCATTTCAGTACACCCCCACACTTTGCGCATCAGCCATCACAGGCAGGCTTTGTGTTGTCCTGCACTTCGGTCAGCTTTATGGTCGGCTGCGGCTGATCCGAACGGTTCAGTGGTTTATCGAACTCCACATTCATCCAGTCGCCCTCCGGCTTGTCATGCCATGCCAAGGCGTGGCGAATGACAAGCCATACCTGTTCTGCCCGGTACGGCGCCTTCATTACGTCTGAGGTCGGGGCGGGGAGAACGCATCTGCTGTACAGCCGTTCCATTTCTAGCAGCATGGTATTTCTGCGGTCTATCGCAACATTAAAAGCGTTTTTACGCTGTTCCTCGCTCTGAAACGCATTGCTTTCCGCGTCCGAGTAGAATTTTGCAAAGCACAAGTCTTCTGCCAGATCCCAGAACTGTCCCATGTGCAGCCGCAGATACCACTCGCAGGCCGCTTGCACAGCCTCGGCCACCGGGCGGCTCATGGTCAGCGTGATGGTCTCGATTTCGGTAGGTGCGTCATTCTTCTTCACCATAGTGCGGATCCTTTGCCCCCGGCCAGTGACGGCGCTGGCTGCGCTCAAACTTCCGGGCCATCGCTGCTGTCTGAATAGCTTCCACGGCCAGAGCAACAGCCCGATCATATACACCCTTCGTGGAAATCTGCGGATTGTTGGAGTAAACATTCATCCACATTGCATTGAGTTCCTGACGCAGACCGTTCATTTCCTTCACAGCTTCCACGACTTCTTCTTGGATGATTCCCGCGCCCTCATGCGGCCCTGCAAACATCCGAAACTTCTTGTTTGCAGCGGCCAGCTCAATTTTGACCAGCCGCTTCACGTCATTTTTCACTGCATCCATGGTCAACCCTCCGTCCGGCTCTTGATCTCAGCCAGCAGATCATCCAGCGGAACATTTGCAAGAGAAAACCCGGCCTCGCCTTCGTCCTCAACAGAGACCAAGAGTGCAGAGGAAAAGCACAAAACGGGGCGAACACCATAGGAGTTGTAGTACCAGTTGTAGTAGTAGGAGCCATCGGTGTAGACGAGCCAGACGTTGCCGTTATTGCCGGTGTACGGAGAGCAATTCGGCGTGCCGTAAGGCGTTGCCAACCACCACGGCGCATCTACCTTCGGGATCAGCCGCCAATATTTTCCGTACCCGCGCAGGGTCAACAGGCCAATCCTCACTTCAAAGATTCCGTATTCGTTCTGGCCGGTCGTGTCCTGAAGGTCGATTCTGAGCGGAATGAATGTACTCAGCGGAGTGCCGTTCTTTGTAAACTCTGCCAAGCAGTTACCCAGATATGGCATAATCTCGCTCCGGCGCAGATCGTTGGGGCATTCTGGGTCGTCACCTTCACGGAACGGCATTTTCGTCCAAATGTCCTTTGCCAGAACAAGGCAGCCGTGTTCGTCTGCATCCAGCTTCACGAACTCCTTGCCCAGCGCCTTGAAGATGCCGCCATTTTTCACATTGCCCAAGGTTACGCTTTTCAAAACCTTACTCATCGTTATTCCTCCACTAAAACCACATTGGCCCAGCTGGTCTCGTATGTTTTCCCGTCAATCGTGACTTTCACGATACGATCATTGTGTGCAAACGAACTTACCTTGTCCGCCCGTCCTTTGTCCAGTAAAGTGCCGTCCGGCAGGTAAACATATACCGTCTTGACCGGTTTTTCACCGCTTGCTGTGCCCTTGACTGCTTCACACCCAGTCAGTGTTACGCACAGCGCGGCAGTGCAGGTGGACAAAGCCAGCAGTTCCAAAGTCTTACGCATCGTTTTTGTCCTCCTGTTCGCTCAAGTCCTCCACATCGGCAACATCCCTAGTCTTTTTCACCATGTCGGCAAGCTCACGCAGTCCAGACTTTGCCAGAGGTTCCAGCTTTACAGGAAGCACCGCGCCGCGCACCACCATTCCGTCCTTGATAACATAGTAGCGTCCGCCGCTCGCCATCTTCCTGGCGCAGTATTTGAAATATCCGCTCTTGCGGATTTCATCTGCTACTGGCATGATCTGCTTCGCATCCACAAAACCGACCGTTCCCGAAACAGGCTCGATCATTGGAACCAGTTCACACCCGCAGTACCGGATACCGATTCTTCCGGTCACGCAGTCCATTTCTCCGTCTGCCGTGTCGTCCAAATCCATCCCTTCGATGTGATGGAGATCATCCGGGCAGTCATTATCAAACTCGATGTCTGCCCATTCCTTTTTGCTGATGCCCAGGAGGGTTGCCAACTCACTTTCATTTTGTGCCTTCGGAAATCCGGTCAGCGGGAAGATTGCCGTTTTGGTTCCAATGTACAAATCATAGGTTCTGCAATCGTCATAGAACACTTTGTAGAGTTTACAGTACCCATCTGCCTTAATGAGCTTTGCGATTGCTGCCAGCTTCATTTGCTTCTCCTTTCAATTTCGATAGCCTGAACTTCAAACTTTTCGTACTCCGGGTAATGATTCTCGGCCTGCTCCTTGGCTTTTTCAACAGCCTGTTCGGCGCTGTCCGCATCCAGCCGGTACGGCAGCCAACCCGGCCACCCACCAGCACCGGTCGCTTTCAGCAAAATGTAGTACCTCTGCATCGGTGTGTTCTCCTTTCAGTTTTGGGCAATCCCGGAGTTGAACCGGGCCGGGCCTGTTCCCATGCTCACAAAAAAGGCCGCCGCAGCGGGCGGCCTGTGTCAGGAGTTGTGCGACCTTATTTTCAAAATTTTCTTTGCTTCCTCTGCGTGGAGAAGGACGCTGTCCCGGCAGGTCATACCCGGTTCTTGCAGCTCATAGAGTTTGCACTCTTTCGTGCATCCCTTACTGCCTTTTCGGGCCTGCTCATTACACGTTATAAATCGTGCGGACAGAATCCGTGTCAGCGTTTCATTGTCCATCATGCCACCAGATAAAGCCAAAGGAACTTAATCAGTGCGGCAGGCACAAAGAAAATCAGTGCCGCCCACAGTGCCACAGCTGCCAAAACCATCAGAACACCCAGTGTTTTCACAAATCCGTCCATATTTTTATTCTCCTTCTTTGATAATCCAAACTCTATGCGTCCCGTAGCCATTCCAATTCAGAGCATCTTCATGACTGCCGGAAACCGCCACATCCAGGTGCTTTCCCTGGATTCCTGCCCCCTTGTCCTGAACGATCCGCACTCCTATGTCCTCGATATAGAGGATGGTTCCAAACGGGAACACATCCGGGTCAGCCGCCACCGTCACGTCAGCTTCTACCGGTGCACCGCTTGCTGTGATCCCGGTTCCTGTGCCGCAGATATGCTCCCGCTTTTCGGTACAGTAGGCCGTGCAGAGAAAATCGCCAGCATCCTCAACCAGCAATTTTCCATCCAGTCGGTCCCGTGCTTTCAGAGAATCCCGCAAGGTATCGGCGTACTCTGCAATCTCTTTCGACACGCCCTCCCAGTCCTCATACCGGGACTTGTAAATATCCCGCTGGCATTCCAGGTCATCAATCCGGTGATAAAGCACGTTGACCTGTATACCTGCAATCATGACCGCCACCAGAGCGATTTTTCCCACATCAATTTTCATATTCTTTCCTTTCCGGGAAGTGTTTTTTCGTAACTGCAATCGGAAATTCTTCAATCTCCGATGCCCACCGAGCGGTCCCGATGCCGTATGTAGTTTCCCATACCAGTGGGAATCCGCCAATCCCGTCAAACAGGCTTCCCAGCTTTGCGCCATCGCCCATGTATGACTTCATTTTTTGGGCAATCCAGAACCACTGCGGCAGGGCAATGGAATTTCCAAGTGCTTTGTACCGTGGACTGTCTGCCGGCTTATGCTTTTTTCCTTTGGTGTCCGTCCACTCTCCAATGTCCGTCCATCCATCCGGGTAGCCCTGCAACCGCTCACATTCTGTCGGTGTCAGCCTGCGGACAATCCATCTTGTTCTCTGCCCAGCAAGTACCGCCTGCTGGTTCCCGCCCGCTGATTCTCTGGACGGAAGTGCTGGGAATGTGCCATCTTCGCCATATACCCGCCGCGCTTGGGTGTCCCATGGATTCAGGCAGCCGGAGTATTCGATTGCCACAGCCTGCGCATCGTGCATGGTGTCCAGCGTCCCGGATTTTTCCTTACTGGCGTAGGCGTGGGCCTGTCCATTGCCGATGCCGTAGCTTGTGACCTGCCTCGGCACGGCCACGAGCGGCGTATTTCCCCCACCTGTTCCCCAACGGTCGTAGCCCGTTGGGGAACAGGTGGGGGCTTCCTTGTACCGTGCGTCCTGCGCATGGTTTTCAAAAACAACAGGCCTTTCCGCCGGGTGGTCCGTAATCATCGGAACATACCCGCCGCCAAGTCCCATACTCGCCGGAAGTGTCGGGCAGATTCCGTTTTGTGTGACCGTTGCATGAACCTGATTGCTTTCCAGAACCATCGGTTGGACTGGCATTTCTTCATCACTGATTCTAATTACTGCAGCTGGCGGGTGTGCCGCCGCTGCTAACGGATGGCATGGGTCGCCCCATTGTGGATTGGATTTATTTACCTTGCTTGTTATTTGGGTCGTATCGAACGGAAGGGCATCATCAATGCAGAGATTTTGATTTTGTAATGCGTACGCTACCGCGTGACGGTCTACCGTGTTCACCGTAAAGGCTCCGCTTTCTCTTACGCCTGTCCCGTTCTGGTTTGTTTTCCGGTCAACCGTATTCCCGCTGATGCAGTATGTCGGTTCCTGGATCAGTTGGAAGATCGTTTGGTCTTGGATCGTCGATAGCGTTCCAGTTTTTTCTGTCTGCACAAGTGCGCCCTTTCCACCACCGGCGCACCCTGAACGGATTTTAAGCGTGTACGCAGCTGCTTCACAGCATTTGTCACCACTCGTTCTTTCCTCTGCTTCGCTTTTTCCTGCTCTGTCCGCCTCCGTTCCTCTGCTATCAGCATTTCTACTACTGCCGCAGAGGAACCCGGCTCCCACCATTCGATCATTTCCAGCAGGGCGGTTTGCAGTAAGTCCGGCAACTTCTTTCCACGCCTGGATGCACGGGTCAGGATGCCTTGACAGGCTCGTGCGCTCAAATAATATTTCTCCGGCGCGTTGACCTCCAAGGTCGAGGATAAGAGCGATACGCTTTCTGCGCTGGGCCACTCCGAAATATTGACTGTCCAGCTGTCTCCACGCCAAAGACCATCCGTTTCCAGCGATTGCTCCAGCTTTGCTCCATCTGCCCCCCCCTCGGAGGTCCAGGAATAACAGCGTTTGGTTGCTCCACGCAGGCAAGTTCTTCCAGAACTGCCCGGAAGTCGTCTCCGTTGTTGCTGGAAAAGGCTCCGGGTACGTTTTCCCAAATAGCGAAAGTTGGATACAGTCCATTTGTGCTTGACCTCATTTCCTTTATGATCCGAACTGCCTCCATGAAAAGTCCAGATCGTTCTCCCGCAAGACCTGCTCTTCGTCCGGCAATGGACAAGTCTTGGCATGGGCTTCCAAATGTGATGCAGTCCACCGGCTCGATTTCATCACCGTGGATTTTTGTTATATCTCCCAGATGAATCATATTGACCTCATTTCTTTTTGCACGGACGGCCGGCATCGAACCGGCTTTCCTGCTTATGGGGGATAGTCAGAAGCAGGATCATCCTCTATGCGTCCGCATATCAGACCCGCCCGGCAAGAGAGCTCCGGACGGGGCGGCCACGGCAATGGCCTACCGCTTTTGTTCCTGGGCGGATTGAACAGGGCATTTCTACGCTCATGCTGCGGCGCACCCATTCCCGTCAACTCCATGCGGGTGCGTCTTTCGCGGAAATGGCAGCCCGGTCTTTCACCGGGCTTGAGCGGAAAGGAGGACGCTGCTGTACAGCACCATTCCGCTATGCCGGGCAACCGATTTCAAAGTTTCCCGGCTTTCATGGAAAACAACCAAGGCGCAGACGGGGTCCGACCCCATTCGCAGCGCTTCCGCCTATAAGAAGTGCTCTGCGCCATATAAAAAGCAGCCCCGCTTCTGCGGTGCAGGGCTGCTTATCTTACGCCAGAGAAGAACTATGCTTTGTATCAGCAGCATTGTTTCTCTCGTAGTGCTTGCACTCCACGTTGTAACCGCTACACGGCGCGCACCGGGCAGCGGTTATTTTGAACGTGTGTTTGCACTGTTCCACGTCATTCTTCTTTGTGCCCCTGTGCGGAGCAATTCTGGTGTGTACGCTCCTTGCCAAACTCTTGACCTTCCTTGCTTTATGTAGGTAGCTGCACCGTCCAAGTGGGGAAGTGCAGCGGCGTTTGTCCTGCACTACTTCCCAGCGCTCTGGGATGTTGAGGTTTCTTCTTTTCCACAATGGCCTACCTGTGTAAAACTCTGCAACGAATGTTTCAAACTCATTTTCCAGCATTTCGATAAGTGCTTTTTCTTCGTCCGACAAAGGTCCCGGCACTTCCTCGATATCCGGTATACTTGCTGATAGTTCCATTCTCTTGCCGTTCGGAAGATCTATGTAATCAGCGTGCCCGTTCACTCTCCTGCCTCCATGATGTGCGTTGCGATCATGTCAGCCATGTGCAGGCACAGGACTTCCGGGTATCTGTCGTATGCCTTGCTAAGAGTGTCCCAGTCCCGTTCTCCGGTATAGGCACCCATGTGCCACCGGATTGCCAGAACTTCCTTTTCCGTCAGGTGGATCCAGTGCTGAATGTTGATTACGGACGCTTCACCGTGCCCCAGCAAATCCGTATCTCTATACTGATAGCTTCCATCCGGTTTCTGGATGTAATTTCCGGCTTTGCAAACGTCGTGGAGCAGGGCTGCAGTCAGGACTGCGTTCTTATCGCACCCTGCAAACTGCGGCATATTCTCGCACAGTTCCAGTGCAGCCCTCGCTACGTTGAGCGAGTGTAGCAGCAGGCCACCGGGGACGTTCAGGTGATGCTTTGCGCTGGCGGGCGAGTTGTAGAAGTCCGTTTCTTCCAGGACGATCATCAATGCCATGCCGCCCGGTCTGCCTTCAATGGCCTTCGTCAGCAGCCGCTTGTACTCTTCTTTCAGGAGTTTCTTGTCCATGATCGTTCCCCCTTACGCCTTCTGCGCGGCATCCTGGGCAGTATCGGCAGCCACGCTCTTGTCGGTGGCTGCGGCGTTGTCTGCTTCCTTTTCTTTCCACGCCTTTTCCAGCGCCAGCGGGAGGGCGAAAACAGCTTCTACCAACCGCAGCTTTGCATCATCCCAGCTGTCCTCGCCCAGTGCGATGGTCTGCGTCATCACGCTGATTGCCATATTCTGCAGGGTAGTGGTTTTGCCGTTCAGGTACATCTCCACATGATCCTCGTTATTCAGTACCACTTCGATCTTTGCCTTGCAATCTTCTCCCATGTTGTTTGTCCTTTCTGTGCTGCGTGAATATTCGGTCAATGGTGGTACATTCCGGTGTTAGCACCGGACGGAAGGGAATGCACCCCCTCCTGCACTGGCTGTACCATATCAAAAGAGCGGCGTCGGACAAATGATACCGCTCCTCCTGCCCATGCGGACCGCCCTGCCGTGTTCTTTCTGCCCCCAGCAGGTAAGACCCTGGCCTTGCGGTAGCCGGGCGGCTTCCCCTCGTAGTTCAGCCGCATGGTGGGCGGGTAGGTCTGCCCATGCCTTTCCGGTTCTGTCAGTCCCAGTCCCGGACTTCGTTGTTCCAGTCGTAAGCCTTGTTTACCAGCGTGTCCAGCAGCACCGGCACCGCCCATGCAACGGCAACAAGATCCGGGTCGTAATTGATTTTGAAGATCCAGCAAACGCCCCAGATCAAGGTTGAGAAAATTCCGTACAGCACGCCGAACACCAGCAGGCTTTCGCCCAGGTGCAACGCATCGCGGCGGAATCGCCGCCAGTTGAACGCCTTATTGAAGCTGTTGATTCTCCGGTGTAGTTTTTCAAGTATCACTTTCTCAAATCCTCCCACTTTTCATTTAGCCTTTCTCGCAGCTCTTGCGCCTGCTCTGCATTGTAGTGCGCCACCGCTTTCCAGTTTCGCATCTCGTTGTAAACGTCCATGAACTCCTTGTCAGATTCTTTCTTTGCGTAGTGGTTCACCACGCCCCACAGAATCACAAGGCCGGTCGCAACATCTGTAATGGCCCGAACCACCGGGTCAGGATTTCCGATGTGATACATCCAGATTGCCAGTTCAAGCATCCGTCTCACCCGCCGGGCGGTCAGCCCAATACCTGAGCTGCTGCTTCTTGTTGTACAAGCGCTGCTGTCCCAGCGCTGCGCTGTACCCAGCACGGCCATTGGCATCCATCTTACCGGTGTCGCCGCGCTTCAGTTCCTTGTAGATGGTCGAATAGTTGAACTGCATCGCCCTTGCGATCCCCGCCACACTCTGCCCGGCATTGTACCGGGCTTCCAGCGTCTTGCGGTCATCTTGGGTCATGTGCTTTGCCATGTCCTGCTTTTTTCCTCGCTTTCCCTAAAAATGCGCAAAAAAATAACGCAAGAGAAGTCGCTAAGATTTCTCTTGCGTTTTCTCTTGCGTTTATTTTACAAATTCAGCACA